CGTACACGCAATGAGTGCTTCCGTTCGGATGAGTGTGGTTACACGTACGCTTCGTCATCCTATCAGCATCGCGTTTAGCCTTCATTCCTGCGGCGTTATCTTTGCGCTCCTGATTCTTCGCCAGAATCTCAGCGGCCTGCTTATCCAACGTCTGTTGCTCAAGCACCGTAGGCTTTTTCATCTCAGCGATGAGGCTAGCAGTTTGCTCAGTGAACATTTTTTGCTGAGACGCCAAAATTTCTTTCAATTCAGATAGTGATACAGACTTTTCTTCAGCCATGACCTTTCTCCTTGTTATTTCGAATACTGATTTAATTGCTCAAACCAACGACCGCTACGCTGATCGCCAGCCGGGTCGCCAAACTCTTGTATTGCGCCGCGATAAGTTATCGCCCGCGCTTTAATTAGTGCAATCAACACCGAACGCCATCCTCGAATTTCCCGCTTAACGAGATTAGAAGTATCCAACTCAACATGTGAGTATTGTGGAATGTATCCTTTCTCCATACCAGTGACATATTCAAAATCCCACCGCCAACTCATCGGAGCACGCCAATCAAATTGCTCCATGTCATACTCGTCATACCGTTTCGGGCGGTAGATTGCTACTTGGCCGTCTGAACCATCTTGAATCTTGAGTGATGGATTCAGTTTCAAAAGCCGCCGAATAATCTCAGTGTAATAAAGCCGAGGACCAGAACTCCGATCCGGGTCTTCCAGTTCTGCCTGCCCCCAAATCTTCTTCCGGGCTTCCATATTAAGAAGCTGCTCGCGCTCGCGGATGACTGCTTCCTCTGGACTGAGATGCCGATCCCCTAATTGACTTCGATTCGGTTCTATAAGCATAATGACTCCCTCGTCCCATCTTCCTTAACTTCATCTAACCTCACCACTTCACCAATGATCAGAACAGCCATATCGGATTGCTCAGCGTAATCCTTGGCAACTTGTAGGATATCACCAGTGACTTGAAGAATCTCAGAACGCTCCGCAAATTGATGCGCCAACTGCATGTCATAAATACTGGAAACCAAGACGCAATAGAGCGGCGTGAACTGTAACATTGCCTTGACATCACCAAGATCACTTTGCGGGTCTATGCTACGATTCAGAATGTAGACAGCTTTCATTACATCTCAATATAAAAGGCATTGATTTTATAACCGCTGGCATTCACTGATGCCTGAATCGTCCAATTCTGAGCCGGAGCAGCCTGAAACAGTATTTGATCCTTCGGAAAGAAAAATATAAACGGCACCCCTGGAGCAGCAGCCGCAGTGAAGGCGGGATAATCGATCAACAATCGAGTTGTACCGCCAGTAGAATCCCGAACAGTCAAGGTGCCTAGAACAGCATTAAGAGTCGTAATTATCAACCCAGTCAGGGCGTTATTCACACCTGCCGTGCCAGCCGTGATGATAGTCGTTTCGGTTGTCGCCGTCGCAATGGTTGTAACTTGAACCGCCATGGGAACTCCTCAATAAATTTTCTTTAATCTAGACTTTCAACCACGACAAATAAACTGTATGTTCCGTAAGTCACAACTGTTTGAAATGAAAGAGTCCGCCCGGCGGAAACTTTTATAAGAACTGTTGCCCCAGGCTCGTCAGGTTTATTGAGAGCGAAACCATATGATTTCCCGCCTGTTTCATCTGTCCAATTTATGAGGCATTCGACATCACATGTTTCCAAATCGCCGGTCAAAATAAATGAGGCACGATAATGACTATCAGCCGTAGGAGTGACAATCATCGTAGCCGGAATTGGGGAACTTTGATTTACAAAATTTTGTCTATAAATAACGGGTAAAACATCAACATCGACATGCGGGTTCATAAACTCTCCGAGAAAATTTGGGGCTCTTTTCAAGAGAGCCCTCCGAGAACTTGTTATAGGTTTCTGTTTTAGAGCGGATCGATGTCAAAGCCCTCAAGAGTGACAACATTTCCAGCATTCGTCGCCGAAAAAATCGCGTCAACTCCGAAGGACATACCATTAGCAGCAAACTGAGCCGCCGTTAAAGAGAACGGTGTAACTAGAGTTTGAGCGATGGATGTGTTCGTTGAACCTTGAAGGAATCCCCAGAAAATACCGGCGATCTTCAACCCAAGAGTACTCCACATCAATTCGGCTTCAAGCATCCACCCGCCAGATACCGAATTAACGGCAACAGCACCGGTAGAGATACTCGTAGCAGTATTTGAGCCATCAGTAGCACTAATCTGAGTTGCGCTAGTCAGAATCCTTATCGTCAAATTGGTTGTGGTGCCACCTGTAAACTGGCCCCAAGCCTTTAGATCGAAAGGTTTATTCTGATACACTTTTGGCAACGCAGGAGAGTCACTATCAACGGGAACAACTGCACCCGTCAAATTAACTACAATCGCGCTACCACCTGCATCAGTGAACATCGTTGCCGCAACAGGGTTGGTCAACGATGCGGGAATGACACCGCGTTCGGGACGAGCCGCATCGGCAAGAGAAATTGGTGAACTCATTTTTTGTTCTCCTTTTGTCTGTAGACTTGGGGACCCAATTAAGAGTCCCCTGTCCCAAACTTATCCGATTGTAGACTCGGCCGTGATGCGCCGGAACTTGTCGCTGGAAGCATGTGTCGGAGCAACGGCCAACCCAAAGAAGAAGTTGTATACCGAAGCCGCCTTGATCAAGGCTGCCGGATCAAGAGAATTCGAACCTTCTTGGAAGTTCACCGTCTTCACGGTAAAATTCTTCTGGTTCAGATTCGTCTTGCCGAGTGACGAGGCGATGAGCGCCTGGTGACCCACAACGTAAGAGTGATACGCTGTATGTGAGGAACTCTGCCAAGAAGCAGCAGTCGTGACAGCGTTCGATTCATACCACTCAACGCCGCCGACGTTTCCGATGTAAGCGCCCTTAATGCCAACAAGAGCCGGATTCGCAGAAGCCAATTTCTCGCTGTACTTCATCAAGTCAGCCATGCCGCTTGCGCTAGCATCGTTAACGAGATCGTATGCACCGAGAGAATGGATGACGCCAAAGAACAAGCCGTTAGCCTTGGGCTTCACGTCAAACGAACGGAGTTGCCAAACCGCCTTACGGGCGATGGCCGCGTTCATGTAGTTGCCGTCGTTCACGTCGATTCTGTCTAGAGTGGTTGCGGCCGCTGCCGTATCAACCGCCGTCCAAATGACGGTATCAACAGACAGAGCGCCACGATACGCCAGCAGTGAGGAACCTTCAGCAACCGTGTTGGAAATGGCCGTGAGAACAACCTTGTTCGTATAGCTGACGTAATCAGCATAGTTCGTCAGGTTGATAGTCGCCGTGTTCTGAGTCAAAGACTGACCAGCAGCAGGCGTGCCTTCAGTAACGCCGGTCGTATTGGCCGACATCTTGGTGTAGTCAAAGATTTGCATAGCTACACCAGACATATCCAATTTGTTACTAGCTATATTTAAATAGCCGGAAGAACCGCTTCGGATTCTTCTCTCATGCTTTCACATGAGTTCAGACTATCGCATCCCGTTTCCGGGTTCTCTCGCTTAGTCGTTGTAGGTCCAAATGAATTAAGATAATAGGATGCCTCAAGCAACGTTGTGACGTTATCCCGAGCATAACCTAACATCTTATTGCAAGGCTGACAGATCAACCCTCGAACGCATTTACCGCAAGAGGAGTGATTAGGACAGCAGCGATGGTCGTGATCAACCGCAAGACGCCCCTTTACAGAAGACTTCTTACAGATGGCACAAACATAATTTTGTTTCCCCAATTGTTCTTTATACCACTCGATAGTTTTACCATAAGCACGTAATCGGCTCGCTAATCGAATATCAGAGAAACGCCCTTCGTCTCGAACCTGCTGTTCCCAGGTCTTTCGCTGTTCGGCTATATACTGACGATATTTATCATCGGTCGCATATCGCTCGCGTTTACAGCGGTTGACTTCTGTGTAATCTTTTGACGAATTAATGCTTGAAATACAGTTCTTACACACTCTACGACCCGAATAGAAATCTTCGGAAGGCAGAGATTTACTACAGTGCTTGCAGATTTTCATTTGGTTCCTAAGGGTTGCCGTGGCGATCATAAGCCGCTTTAGGTTTTCCCAAAATCAGAGAGAATTTTACATGTCCAATTAAAGTCTAGGCATGATCTTCAAATCGCAAGCTGCATAGCCAAACAAGTTGGCATACAGCGTATCAAGCGCCACACGGTCATAGTAGACCGTCGGGTAAGCCGCAAGTCCGCTAGAAATAACGGAGGCGGCGGTAGGTAGTGCCATAGTAATTCACCTTCATGAAGTGAGATAAGCGATTTATGCTCGATTGGCTTCTCGCAATTGCTTCTCAGCCAATGCTTTGAGTTGCTCAAGCGGCATAGTATACGCTTCGTCCTCAGTCGGCTCGGTCTTGATGACCGGTGCAGGGCTTCCCTTAGAGGAAACAGTGCTCGCCTTCTTTGGGCTTCGTACCTGCGGAACTTCTGTCACCACTTCCGTCACAGGCGTCTCAATCCGAGCAGCCTTGACTTCCGTTTTGACTTCCGTTTTCGTGGGCGCGCTCGCTCCATCAGTCTTCAGTGTGAGTAATCCACTCCCACTAAGGTCCTCAAAAGCCTTCTCCAGATTTTCCTGGGTAAACTCGTTGTAATTGTGTGACTGAACCCAATCCCTAATCTTATTTCCATTCTCTTCAGACGTGATGTACTCGGGATGGGCCGATACGAATTCTCTTTGGATTCCCAGACTTTTTTCCTGGGAGGTGCGAGCCTCTTCAGCAGCACGTTGCGCGGCCTGCCATGTTTTGAACTCCCCGATATCCATACCGGTTAGTTCCTTGAACATGGATTTGAATGCCTCAGAGGGTTTCTTATCAAACTGCTGTTTGAAAACGTACTCCATGTCTTCACTGATCGCGGGCTCTGCGGGAGGCGTGGGCTCTTTCGGATGTTTCTTTTGAATTGTCCGAAGTTCTCGTGTGGCATTCTCTTGAGCCACAACCAACTTATCATTCAATTCTTTGATGGCATCAAGTTCAGTCTCACCACGTCCTTCAAAGACTTGAACGCCAGTGCCGTCGCCAAGATCAATCTCCCGGCGAAAAATATATTCGTCCGGCTCATCTTCAGGCGGCACGGGAGGCTCAACCTTCTTAAACCGGCCCTGCACGTCTCGCTCCTGCTCGGTCTTCTCAGCGGCTTCCTTCTCGGCGGCCTCTTTCTCAGCAACTTTAGCAGCCTCCACTTCAGCAGCCTCACGAGTTGCTTTTTCCTCGGAAGTTTCTGTTGCTACAGCCGCTGCTTTCTCAGCAGCAATCGCATCGGCGGCTTCTTGTTCAGCAACTGCTTTTGCAGCCTCAATCTCAATTTCTTCTGCCTCTTCTACGGCGAGTTGACGCAACTCTTCCAGAGACATTCCTTCTAATTCAGCGTCAGATTTCTTCGGGGTTGCCATTTACGTTCTCCTTTGTGTTGCCAAATTCATTATTATTCCGAAATTCCTGATGGAAAATCTGATCCTAGTTCTGAAAACCAGTCGGGTTCAGACTCAGTACCGAAATCTAAAGTAGTCTCAATCACCCCAAATAGTTGTCCAAAAACCTTTCTCGCAACGCGAGTCTCAATACGAAACCGTTCACTCTCAGTTTCATCCTCAACATTCAGAGAATGCTGTAATGAAGTTTGAACGATGTTATCCGCAATTTTCTTTATATAGGACCACCCTTGGGTCCTCGATGTTTCAACCAATGCAACTTTAACTGCCAACAATCGATCGCGGTCTGCCTTCAGTCGCGCTTGTTCCACTGCAATAACGATCTGCTCCGGTGTCAAAATTTTTTGCTCGGACATGCTCTTCTCCTGTTACTTCGGACTTTCATCTTTCGGAACTGGAACTGGAATAGAAAGATTAACTCTTCGATTCGATTTAGGATCAGCGCCTCGGTCGCCCCAGTCTATTCGAGGATTCTCAATTTTCCGAATCCAAGATTCGCTAAAGAACGGGTCCCATTCAGGACGATACGTGTCATAACTCAATTGAACCCTCCTTTATTGCTGTGGTGCCTGTCCTTCAGTCATTTGAGAAAGTGCATCCTGTGCCATATTCAAATGGGATTCGGCCGCTTTCTTTACAAGCGCTACGCCCGCCTGAACCGTACCCTTCTCATTTATATTCTCTAAATCATTCTGATGCTTGAGACTCTCCGTAACCTGATCTTGCTGACCTTTTGCGTAAGCGGTGTTTTGTTCCTGCATACGCTTCAGGTCGTCCTCGGTCATCTTTCGGAAGTAGTGATCAACGTCGAATCCTTGAGCATCAAGCATATCCGCCGCCCAGTTCGCATAATCGAACTTCATGGCTTGAACTTGCAATGATGATTGAACGGCCGGGGCGCTCAATAACTGAATAATCAGTGGAGCCAATTGAGCCGAAGCAGCCCGAGCAGTCAAATCAGCGCCAGCCAAAACATCTATACCAATCTGGGCATTATAGATATCAACGATATCACCGCCCCACTCTTTACCTTCTTCTTCAGTAAGAATGCGATTGATGTCTTCTGGTTGGAGATGCTCCATGCATAACAGCATGAACTTTTCCAGAGTAGGGAGATAGATCATATTGATAAAAATTTCAAGGAAGTATTGCAAGCGCTGAATAACATCACCCGTCAAAGCCTGCACACCAGAACCTGTGCGCAATGCTTGAGTCGGGAGATTTACTCCGCCCTCCGCGCCAATGCGCTTCGATGCCCGTGCTTCCGAATTTGCCATTGCAGCGACAGCGGCACCGCTAACATCTGGCGTCACCAAAGGCTTCAATTCTGAAGTCTCAGTGATAACACGCCCAGGAGCTAGTGGAATGTTCTGCGTTCCTGGTCCCACACCTTTTAAGGCTTGGAAAACTGGATTAAGAACTAGAGCTAACGAATCAATCCAACTATTCGCTACACCAGCCTGAAATCTTTGCTCACCGGCCAGTAATCGAGCAACGCCGAAACCCCATGCACTGCCTAGCACGTCGATAAATGCGCACGTGCGTCCAGGAATTTCACCGTACTCATTCTCACCATTCCGAATGACTAATTTCCGCTGCAAAATACCGATAACGTGATTTTCTGACCAGTATTCGATGTACTCCAAAGGCTTCATCAGCGGATCAGCCGAAGAACCTTCAGAATCTAACTGTGCTTGAAATTCACGCCATACAGCGCGCTTTTGACTCGCAAATGTGTCTTCAGTCTGTTCCCGATCAGTCGCAAGAACCTTACGCAACGTCTCACGATCAGGAATACGGCTAATTCTCTTTCCGGTTTTTTTACCTTCGGAATCTATTTCGGGTTTACCGTAAGTATCAGTATCTTCGCGCCAATCATCCAGAGTGTTAGCAGTGATCATCACCTGCTTGGCAATCCATCGTGCGCCATCGGCAACATTTTGCCGTTTGCACTGGGGATCAAAAGAGAAACTCTTCAAATCAATGTTCTCGAACTTAGGCAAGTTCAACAGAATGTCTTTCCAGATACCTTTTACCCGGCCAGCCTGGTTCTTCGAGTAAACTCGCTCACGAACATTCTTTTGCTCCCAACCCCACCAACCAACACAAAAGCCATAACTGAGGCATTGCTTAAGTGTCAACCGCATCTCTTCTTTGAGCCCGGCCTGCTTAATAGCCCAAGCCAGAACCGACGCTTTTGCACGAGCCGCCTCTGGTGTTGTCTTCCCCACAGGCGTAATTACAAACGGTCGGCGCTTACCAGTTCCAAACAAACTCATGTAGAACACAGGCATCAGCTTCTCAATGCCTTCCATAACAGCATAGATCGGAAGGTTCGCCCGAGGCTTGCCATCAGCCCATACACGGGGCTTCTGGAGCCCAAAAATCAAATCATTTGAGGTATCAACTAACGCTGGCAGTAAAGCCTTTGACTGAAGGAATGCAATTCCCGCCGAGACATCAGTAAGAACTAGCCCCATCGCCGTCTCATCGGTAAATTCCTCACCGTGGAACGCCGTATTTTCCTCTAAGACGGGGGACACTGCGGACAGCGCAGCACCTTGATTAACTGCTTCAGGAAGGTTGGCAAACCCACCGCCGCTACCTATTCCAGCAGTGTTGTCGATTGTACCGCCGGACATAGATGACTCCTCAAATTTTCAACTATACGTTCCAATTCTTCTAGAGTGGCGTCACTCTTAATTCGGTTAGCTCGCAAAGAAATAACTTGGACGTTCCCTTTCACATAACCTTTCTGAGGTATAATCCTATCCAATGATGGGCTATGATCACGATTTCCATCATGTGTAAGTTTTATATGGAGAATCGGGCATGATTCATTGTAAATCCGTCGATTTTCTTTATTTCTATCCCGCCAGTCCTTCGACTTCTGCTTATCCCTATAAGCCATCTGTTCTCCTGTATAATCAGTCAGGAATTATATTTATTGTCCCTTGAACTACTGACCAAGGTGAAGCAAACGCATCAAATCCGTCGCTCGGGTCTGCTTGAATCTTTTGGCGCTCAAGAATTTGATCACTTAGTGTCTGCTGTCGAGCCATTTCGAGTATCGGGTTGATACTAGGTCGAATCGGTTCAGTGCTCATCTGACCGACCATATGGGTAGCGAACAAGGCTATTGTGTCAGCATAATCATCGTGCTTGTGCTTACCACCCGGAAACATCTCAAACTGTTGAACGACTTTCTCCCACTGCAAGATACCATCGAAGAACCGAAGTTTTTTGTATTGCATCAGTCCTTGAAGACTGGCGATACGAGTATACTTCGCATCCTTCTTCTGATCGATCTTCAAGAAGTCCAAAGGGAGAAAAACTTTCTTGTCACGAGCAACAAGACGCAAGTAATCCATAAAATAAATACAAGAACTCGACTTCTCAAGGTAAATCGTGGTTGGTCGGTATTCGAGCGCCGCAAGGATCACCTGCTCCGCAAACATTGGGGGAAGCCATCTACCACCCCGAACGTCCACTACATATTGAGTCATCTTCAAATCGTGCTTGCCTATTACAATGCACGAGTCGTCGGACTCTTCAGAATCTGTGCTGGCGAGATCAATAAAGAAAACAGCCGGGCTTAAATTCCCGACTACTAATTCTGGAAGGGCTCTTGCCCGATTCACACTCTGGCCTGTCTGATCAAACCACTTGACTACACATGAAGTCAACAGAGCCTTAGTGAACCGCTGGCCGCCCTTCTGAATCGGTTGATTCAAATACTGAGATGCGAACATCTCAGGATCGCTATCACGCATGAACTCAAGTTGTTCTCGCGTGAAGCCGATCAGTTTCTTTTTATCTCTCGATTCCTGCTGTGGGAACAGCGGTATCGTGTGCTTCTCATCAACCCAACAAATTCGAAAACTTATTCTCCACTCGCCTTTCAGATTGTTACGCATTACATTCTCATATGTATCCCCGAATGCGTAGCGAGTTCCAGTCATCACCGCATAGAATGGCGGGTCCAACAAAGGCAAACAGGCAAAGAAATCTTGTTGGACTCGTGCCAACTTTGTTACTGACCTATAATTCTGGTCATTGACAAGATCATCAAAGAAACCGATATCATAGTGAGTACCGGTCTTTATCGAATGCGGTGAAGCTACCGTTACCGTCGCTTGCGCCAGCCCCATATTCAGCCGGGCTGGTACCGTAAAGGACATTGCGTTGCCGAGTTCACCGTCAGTACAAAACTCAGGAAAGAAATCCTCAAGATGAGAATTTGGATTTTTGCCGACAAAGTGCGCTCGAATCTCATTCATCCAAGCCTTAGTGATCTGGATACTACCCCGCATAATCAGAATGCGAATGTCGGGAAAATTCAAAATCGCCTGAATGATGTCTACAATCACAGCCGTCGTTTTGTAATGACCGCGAGGCCACAGGATCAAAATCTTGGCGATGTCTGACTGCTTCGCCCACTGCTTATGATCATCATAGGAGAAAAATTGCTTCCACAACTCAGCATGTACCGCAGGAACGAAATCGTAACCAAGGACTTCGGATAGATACTGCTTGTCGGTCTTACATCGCTGCCGACCTTCCTCAATTCTTAACTGCGCTTCCGTTTTTAATGCCATAGTCAACCGATGATCAGAAACAAAATCAAAATTATGATAATAGCCCAGGAATAAAGGGACTTCTCTCGTGCTCCCGGTCTTTTGGGGCTACGCGAAATCTAATCTGTGGCAAGTGCGCTTGTACCCATACCTGCGGAAAACTATGAAGATCGGCCAACATTGACAGCACCGCGGATGTAGGCTCAGCGATCATTAAATCGCCGTCACCACTCGTGCCGACCATCACACCAATCAGTTCATGCGTCTTTGAATCGAAGAGCGGGCTGCCACTAGACCCGTGCCCTATCGTGATATCCACCGGCATCGTCCGAGCCCATTGTGGATAATTCTGAAGACTTCGAGAAAAGTGGGGGAACACCGACGCTACAAACTTGCCGTGAAACTCAAGTTTGCCCATATCTAATGGGAAAGAAACATTCTCAACAGGATCACCCGCAGACAAGGAATGTTCGTCTTCGAGAACTTCGGGTATGATTGGTTGAGATGCCCAACCAAGGTTAATAACTTCTAGCAGGGCTATATCGTCGATGCTGGAAATTTCTGCAAGTTCCGTCTGATAATATGGACCTTTAAGATTTCCTTGAAACGACACAACTTCATTCAAAATGAAATGAGGGTTGGGACCGTCTTCATTTTCCGCGTCATCATCCCAGACACAATGCCGTGCCGTCAGGAACAATCCATTACCAGCATCGTCATAACCAATGAGAGAACCACTACAAATCTCAGCGTACGTACCGTCGCCGTTAGCCGGGTTCGGATTCGGTATAGAGATCGCACCGACAGCGGCACGCTCAACTTCATACGGATCAAAGCCCTTAAACGGACCAGATTGTTTGTGCTTAGCCGTCATTGGAACCGGCAGCACCAATAAAAGAGAAAGGAGGGATACTATTAGGAACTTCCTCATTGGAATCTCGATGCGCGGCTCAGTTACAGAGCATTACCGTGCAAAACCGCCCCTTGCGGGTCCTCTGTTCGGCTTACTGTTGTGAATCATTCGAACGATATTTATCTTCTTTTAAGCTGTGAGCAAAAATCCAGCCTTGCATTACAGTAACAAAAGCAACGTAATTTGGATCGAGGTGATGAAACCACGCCATTACAGTTGCTGAGATTGTAAAGAAGAGAGCAAAGGCCGTATGCCGACCCTGCAATTTATCGAGAATGGTTTTGAACATAATTTTATTGCTCCGGTTTTAACGGACGCGGACCCTGAGTTGCACAGGAATTCCGGTCAAGAGCGTTGCTTAATTAAATTTATGCAGACGGCAAAACTTGAACCGAGAAACCCTTTAATACATCAAAACTTGAAGATGAACCCTTTTAGTGCTTCAAATAAAATTAATGTTTAGCCATAGCGGCAAAACCTTTTGCCGATGCGGCCATTCGACGAATCGCGGGAGTCTTAGAATGCGATGCGGCAGCCAGCTTCTCTTTAGGAATCTTAGTTCCTTCAGAGACGCCGAGAGCCTTATGCAGTTTTCCCTTATGGACCTTGAATGAGCCCTTCGAGCCCAGACTAACTACCTTGACCTTCTTGGCAGACTTTGATTTCCCGGTAAGACCGTCGTTATTCATCATGATCTCATTTCCTTATCAGCAGCGAGAGCCTCGCGCTTTGCCTTAGCCTCATCGCGTAGAATGTCCTTAAAACGAATTCCATTCTCAGATCGGTCATGCCGTTTCTTAAGCAAACCCCTAAGTTGTAGAAGCAGATGATTCAGGGCCATGAAGTCTTTGCTCGACAAAGCGCGACGGCGAAGACGTTGCGATACTAATCTAATTTGCTCACGCAAAAGCATTGGGTCTTGGGACAAATCCGAATCGTCGATTAGCGGACGCCCGCGCTTATGAGTTAGATGCCAATTATTCTGATTAGCTGGAGCAGGAACAATCTCGGGATTTGCCTCTATTGGGGCAATCGTAACCTCAGTTGCTTCTGACTGCGGGTCCATCAGAGTTTCGCCCTGATATGATTGATCACAGCTTGAACATCCTCGGAGATAGCCTTACCATCAACTTTCGCTGATGCCTCAATCTTATCGATCTCAGACTCAAATTCCTTAACACGAGTGATGATCCAGATGTTCAGACGCTCAACTTCATTCGAGAGAAATTCATTATTGATCGAGAGAACCCCGATCTTGTGGTACAGATTGTCTACTGTCAATGCCTGTGCGGGTGCTGGATTGCTCATTGCTATTCTCCTTTTCTGCTGATGTTTCTTCAACGCCGAGCATACTCAACAATTTCTTGCTAGCTGCTTCGGCAACTGCTTTCTTAACTTCCGGGTTATGTTTCAAATCTTTGATGGCCTGATGCCGAATGTTCTTTTCAAGTTCATCGGCCAAAGTGCTAAGAAGAATCTTGTCAATCCAAAACGTCACAGTTGCTGACACCATAACTTTTTCGGGATTGGTTGCATCCTGAAATACTTGAACCATGCTACCTCCTCACTACTCTTCGTTCAAAAGATCAATCACATATGGATTCTCCGGGTTAGACTTCGGCCCGAAAATCTTCAAGTCCATCTCCTTGATATTCGTCTCCCATCGAAGACCTGCGAAAAGATATTTCTTAACCGAGTTATCCACGATAACTTCAAAACCAGCATTCTCGGCGTCGTGCTCACTCAGTCCGTCGAGCAGATCAGCCAGGCCGAAAGTATTGACTGTGGCATGATAGCGGCCATCATTGAACTTCATGACATTCTGATTGATCAGATAGGTGATACCTTGCCGAATCACTGCCGCATTGATAATGCCTTTGCCGACTGACAGCGGTGTCCCGCCTTCAGGCTCACGCCGGAGGCCGTGACGAATGACAACCATAAAGGATGCCATGACTGCTCCGTACTTATTCGGATTTTCAGGAACCTTTGCTCCGGCTGCTCGCGCTTTGCTCAGGCCGATTGCGACCTTCATCTTGCGGGCCTCTTCACCGGTCTTACCTGTTGCCTTGACTGTTTTTGGAGTCTTAGAGAATACTTCAGACATCGCGCTGTGAACTTTGGACTGATCGCCTGCGCTTAACTTCTTGCCCTTTTTGACGTGAGTAACTTTCGTCTTCTTACCACCGGGGGCTGTCTTTGGGGCTTTGCCGGTCAGCACAGTAGGAACCGGAAGAACGACTTCATTCTTATGCATCTTGTAGAGCCCAGTCTTCGGAACGATTCCGCCTTTCTTCATGTTTCCTTCAACCACAAGTTGGTTGCGCTTATTGAAGTCGCCCTGCTTGAGATCGGCAGTCTTATCCTTGCCCTTAGCCTCAAGGTCACCTTGAGCGGAGACGTAGGCTTTCTTCTCAGCAGAGTCAGGAATGTGCGCGGCCGTCACGCCTCGCGATTTAGCGACATCGGCTTTTTCTTGTTCAGTTGCCATGATATTTAGTCCTTATCCTGCTAAAAGATAATCAACAGATGTATTTGCTGCACTCGCAACTACTGATAATGCTAAGATGCCGCCGCCAGGGCTGAAAAAGAAGAGCACACCACCTGACTGCAATACCATAACTGTCGTCGAAACTGCCCCCACTGGAGTCCAGGTAAATGTTATTGAATTCAACAGACTCAAATTTCTGGCATACAACAATTGCGTCGGGTTCGCTGGAAGCGATACCACCACAGATGCCATGCCGAGTATGGCCTGCCCAAATGTCGATGCCGACATAGAGGCAGTCAGAACTGGAATAATTTTAGACAGGGGCGCTTGAATGCCGCTCGAATCATTTAATACAACATCGCCATTAAAACTAACTGACATAGCGCCAGTTGAATTTATTGCGAGGGACATCGCAACTCCTTCTGGCTATCAATCGCCATTTATATTAGACCGGAAGTTCGGCCCAAGAAAATGAAGAAGCCAAAGTCACGTCCGCAAGAGTACCGCCCGTAAGAACATAGACACCGACGAATGCTCCTGGAGGAACAACAATTTCTCCGGCAATCTCATCCTTGAAAGAAGTTATGGTCGGGGTGCCCACAGCAGTCGCATTAGCTGATTGACCGAAGGCACCAAGATAACGAAGGGCCACGGCAGTATTAGTAAATGTGGACGAAACTAAAGGTTTAGCAGCCGCTACTACACCATTGCCAACAAGACCGGATTGAGCAGCCAGTGGGGTAGTTAATGTTTGTGTTGCTCCTGTCGCCGCCCCGCCTAGCAAAACTGATGCTTGCTGTGTAGCGTTTACCTCTGCTTCAAGCGTGACACAAGCACTTAATAGAACGAGG